CCCACCAGTACCGCCGTTACCGATGGCAACATTGAGGATGTTTGTGGGCGTTACTGTCATACTGCCGATAAGTAACCCGCCAGCACCGCCGCCGCCATCGCCGTAATTAGCGTTGCCGTTACTGCCGCCGCCACCAGCCGCTTCAACCAAATACGATACGGTGGTTACGCCTGTTGGTACAGTCCACGTAGTTAAACCGGCAGTCCCGTTAAATACTACGATGGTATTAACCCCGGAAGTATATGTGATTGTATTAACTGCCTGCACCCCGCCAACCAGCAACAAGCAGATAGCCAGCAGGGAGATGAGTGCAATGAGATGAGTGTGCTTCATGATACACTCACCCCTCACGCCAGCGTCCGGGTAATTTTCAGATTTATACCGAGAACTCTCACTGGTGCATTCACATCCGTCCCTGCTGCCGGGGTTACTCTCGTTAATTCAAACACACACCATTTTCCGACATTTCCCGCGCCCGTTATCGCAAATGCTGACGGTGCAACTGTCTTACTTACAAATCCTGCACCACCGGATACGTTTGATGCGTTATCGAAAGTACACCCTGCCGCCAATGCGGCGTTTATATCGGCATTTAGGTATCGCCGGCACCTCAAAATGAACGCTGCTCTTCCGGTTGTGTCTCCCGTAAGTTCCAGCCAATCAACATCAGCGACGATGGTTCCTTCGTTCCAGTCATCGGGCATTTTCATATTCCATTGCATGAACTCAATGCCGACGGTCGTACTGCCCACGTTCTTCTCGAATTTCACGTAGTCGTAATTGATACCATTTGCCGTCTGTACCTGATCTACTACTGCCGGCGAAGTTGTCGGAACAGATACCCCGGCTGCGTCAAGTGTGCGGTAATCTGATATTGTGATCGCCGGTACTCCCGCACCCATTGTTGCTGTGCCGGTGAATGTAGGGGATGCAAGCGGAGCCTTTGATTTGATCTTGTCGACAATTAAATTCCATTGAGCACTCGGTACTGCCTGCCCTGAGCTTTTTACGTCATCCCATGCTACCATTTCAGTAACCTCCCAAAAAAGAAGATTACGGGACTGGCGCTACAGTACACTCGTAAATAATCTCAAGGGCATTGTTCTTATTATCCCGCACCACCGCAAAACACGACCGGTTATATTCGACCCCGGTTCCGCTGGCGAGCAGGGTAAACATCCCGAACTCGTTTACTACATCACGGTTCGTCTGAGCGGATGCAGCGAAAGTTGCGGTTGCCTGATACACTTTGTTGCCATACGCACCCTCAGCTACCGGCACCAATACAGCAATCTCACGAGCGTAAAGTGCACCGGGGGTTGCATCGTCCGCAAACTCAGCATTAAGTGTAGTATTGCCATGAGCTGCAGGCACGCCGCCTCCATGACCGAGCGCCATATACTTGAACAGCCCGGCTGCTTGCGGAGTTGAATTCGTCAGCCATTTTACGATTTGCACAGCTCCGACATCAACCACGAGGTTCTTTTCGGTTATCCAGTCGGAAGTTGGATGTCTGATTCCGGCATTGAATAAAACCGGGTCCAGATACCGGGTCTTCACAACACCGGTTAATCTGAGGTCGCAAGTATCATTCACTTTCAGTTTTGAGGTGATCTTTTCAGAGATCCCCATTGTATCCAGCGCATTCCGCGCACATGCTTTCATGAAGTTTAACATTTTTCACACCTTTATAGGTTCTGCAATCGACAACTCTACAATCTCACCATCAAGCTCTTTTGTCGCCGTCACCAGATGAGATTGAAGTTTATACAACCCGGAAGTCGCAAACGTAGTTGCTGAGGTTGTAAAATCCATGTACCGGGAGCCGGTAATTGTCGGAGCAATGGTAGTTGTCGAACCGTCTGGTTTAGTCATCTTAATGAGGGTAGTCGCCGGTACGTACCCTGATAGATCATACGCGGTATCCACCCAGATTCTCACGCCTTTTGCCGCTTTATACACAAGCGTCATTAATGTCAATATGTGAGTAGAAGAGTTAATAAAGGTTTCTTGTATTATGTAAAGTAAGGTTGTTTTATGGCGTATGCGTGTCTTTTCGATGATGGGGCGGTTGGATTTGATGTCGGCACGTTCGATACTGGTACTGTATCAGTTACAGTATCAGAAACGTGTGCGATGTCGGATGTCGCCGCCTCAGTAATTCATTATCCGGTGCCGGATACTCTTTCTTTATCTGATATTGAAACTACCGCAATTACTACACTTCCTATTACAGAAAGTGCCGTTCTTTCTGACATTTCCGAAACGGCGATCCATTGTACGGTGCTTGATACGCTCGCGCACTCCGAAACTGTAAATACAAAACTCATTACCAGTCCAGTTGATACGATTGAGATTACTGATGCCGATGCAATCACCAAAATTATTTCATATCCTGCCGACACACTTACTCTACCGGAAACGACAAACACAAAACTTATCGGATTTACTGTTTTAGACACACTCCCGGTATCAGATGCCGCATTCCCGGGGTTATCCTTTTTAATTCAAGATAGTTTTGATGTAACAGACGATCAGGAATTGGTCATATCCGGGTTTGATCTTGGAGTGTTTGACACAGTTGAGTTTGAATTTGATATGTCATCGACTGAACAATCGACATTTACCAAACTCATCGCCACTCAGCCGGACTCGTTTGTAATTACGGATGTAGAAGGCGTTACAGCACTTACCGCACGCCCCATAGATACACTTGATATGTCAGAAATTGAGAGAACCAAACTCTTTATGCCCGCGATTATAGAGAACTCCGTTCTTTCGGATGTCGCTGCATCAGTAATCCATTGCCCGGTAATATCTGATACTTTGACAATTACAGATGACATCCCCTTACTCTGGACAGGATTTGATGCCGGTGTTTTCGACACAGTTGAATTTGATGCGGCAAGTACAATCCAATCAACTTTTACGACGTTGATCCCCACGATCCCGGACTCAGTCGCAATTACGGATGTTGATGCAATCACCAAAATTATTGCGTATCCGGTTGATACACTCGCGCATTCTGAATCAATAAGCACAAAACTTAGCGGATTTACAGTTTTAGATACGCTCGCTATTCAGGATGAAACTTTGGGTGTGCCGGCTGCATGGACAACATTAATCACTACGGTTCTGGATTCTGTCTCTACTTCAGAGAATTTCTATACCCTGTGGAGACATCACATTTACGACACTCTGGCTTTCTCAGAGACGGATACTGAAAAGATTACATCTACCGTTCCGGAATCCCTTGACACTTTGGAATCAGTTGCCACAAAGATTTATCCTCCGATCCAGCCGGATACACTGGCATTCTCAGATATCGGGTCTACCGTGCTGATCTGCACTGTTACTGACTCGGTTACGTTCACTGACTCAGAGGTATTCACAATCTTTGCCAATATCCCGGATTCACTGGACTTTTTAGAAGAGTTAAGTACAAAAATACAAGTCAGTGAAACGGATACGATCATCCTGACTGATGTGGTTGCAGGAGAGATCCGGATCCTCTTAAACAGTTGGATTGTTGACTCAATAACGCTTATTTCAAAAATGAGATAAAATTATGAGGATACTTTCAAACCCTCTTTTTCTGCAATGCTTTTCAGGCATGAGATAAACTTTTTCGGTGTTTTCTCACCGTCTCCGCAAACAACTACTTTCTTGATGAACGTCTCAGTAGCTTCGTTCCCGAGCTTTTTGACTAATAATTTTCCGTTAACAATCCCGGCTACCACACCTACACCGTTACCGCTGACTTTGACTTGTATCTGCGCGTTTGGGATGTCGGGAGCGGGAGGAGCCGAATGTTCACTACTGTCCTCTTCTTGCTCTTCCATCCCGCCACCAATCCCTTTCCTTCGCTTTTTATGAGGCATCTGTTGTTTCATTGATGTGAGATATGAAAAACCCCCCCGCGGCCCCTGTTTATATGACCTGCCTTCCGGTACATCAGTAAGAGATCCCACATAAACCCGCGCTTTTACTATTTTGTCATCTGCAAACGTGACTTCATACTTTTTCCCGTCTTTTGTGAATGTCATGCCCTTCACATACGCTTGAACGTCGTAATTGAACGGATCTGCTTTCTGGTATTCTTTCTCTTCCGCATTGCCGGTTCGCTGCTCAGTACCTTCTCCTCCCTGCCCGTAATCCGAGAAGTTCATTGATTGGTACTGTTCTGAGCCGTTGCCATACCTGCCCTGGTCGATACCGGCATCCTCCATCCCGCCGTCCGGGTTGTCGCCCGGTGCCATGCCGCCCATCTCCTGCATCATCTGTTGCTGCATGAACTCTTCTCTACCTGCCTCTGCCTCTTCAATATCGTGTTTGTTCAACCGCTGGTCTTCAGCGATCTTTAACGCTACTTTTAACGAGAATCCCTGTTGTAACCCGGATGCAATCGTGTTCATCCGGATTGCGCCCGTCTGTGCCATTTTCTGTTTATCGTCAAGTTCAAGTTCCCGGATAAACGCAAACTTCCACGATTTCTTGTATCCTTTAAGATGAGGTAAAATCTCCCGATTGAATTTATCTTCAAAGTATTTCATCATCGGATACAGGAGCCGGCTCTTCGTGATGTTGCGCTTCACATAAGCTGTGGCGCGGTTCGTGTCTCCTCCGGTAAACTCGTCCGGGGTGAATCCGAAATAACCCCAGATCAGTTGTGCAACGTATTTCTGACCGTCTAACCACTCCATATCATGTATCGTCTGCGCGAGTGTCTGGGCTGCCTCTCCATTAACAAGATGCATTACACTACCGACCCGCGTCGGACCGGTATTATCTATCCGTAACTGCGTTATCCGCTGCTGGATCTGTTCGATTGCGTGAACCTGGGGATGAGTGATAACCATAGACGGCACACCCATGTTCTGAAACGTGCGCCCGGCTGCTACTGTAGAGTCAATCAGATATTGGACCTGATACTTCAGATACTTCAGGTAGTCAGACCCGTATGGGCTGTCCGTCCGCTTGTACCGGGCGAGATAACAGACTTCAGACGGTGTGAACGGGATATAAACACCCGTCTGAGACCGTTGCCAGTATCTCCACGCCAGACCGCGACTCCACCAGCCCTGCATCATAATCTCAGTGCCGCCGGTGCCTTTTCCCCGGGAATAATCGGTTGCCCGGATACCCATTGCGTTATCGTTCGCAGGCACACTGATAATCTGCGGGACACGATCAATTTCAAACCAGAACTCAGTACCGGGATATGCTTTAAGTTCGACCAGTTCTTTCTTCCGGTTGAACGTCTTGACGATTGCGCCGGCATCATATCGGAACAGGTCGCGAGTCGATTCAATTAACACGTCTGAAAATGAATCTTGCGGGTTCGGCTCGCATAAGAAATCATAAGCGTGGTCTTCCCGGTCTCCAGTATCTTTATCCATTACATCCCATTCGAGCGAGCCAAAATAATCTAAAAACGCTTTTTCTACAATCGCAACGTATGCATTCCGGCACATTTTATCGTTATCAGTTTTTATAAAATCCGTCCGGAACATTCCGAGACTGTTCCATGCAGTTGAATACGGTGCAATAGCGCGCCGGAACCGCTCGTATTCTTGGATTGCGTCAGTATCGTCTAATCTCAGGTCTTTATTCAGATTGTCGTAAGCGTCCTGCACCGGGTCACTGGATAGCGATTTTAACAGGATTTCCGTAATCAATCGCTGGTTCAATAAATATTCATCATCACTCAATACCCGATTATTCGCTTTTACAACCGACATCGCAACATCATTACCGTGATTAGTGTGATTAGTCGGTTGAATTGGATGAGTTAAAACATCGTCGTAGTTGAAAAGATTAGTATCAGAATAACTTACTCTGGGACGCGGAATTTGTGAAACGGATTTCATAGATAATAGAGTAAAATTAAGAGTTTATAAAGTTAATTGATGTTAAAACAAGCAAAGTTTAGTATTCTTCTGAATACGAACTCAAAATATCCAGATCGTCGTTATCCATCCCGCCGAACCGGGCAACCTGTTTTGACTCCATTTCTCCGATAAGTTTGTCAATATCTAACTGAGTACTGGGATCAATGGGGGGTTTCGGCTTCTTAGTCGGGTCGAAATCACCGAGTCCCCCGATAACGGCACTGCCGAATATCTTTTCAAATCCCCACGCCATCAGTGCGCTTGCTGTGACTGTATCATCGTTCCGGTTTTTAGCTGCACAGTATCGGATATATCCAGACGGCATCATTTCGCATTCAAATGTCTCGTGCTCGTATTTTGTTACCGGGTCCGGTAAGAGCCAGATCAGATCGTTCTCCTGCATCAGAATGTAGTGTTTATAGAGCTCGGGTTTTGAGACGGTAGAGAACGCCACGGGCACGATATTCAGATACCCTTGCACCGGCGCTTCTTTATACGCCCTGTCCATGCGGCTTAAATCTTCTACTACCGCATCACCAACCCCCGTCTTATCGATAATTATCGTAGCGTTGTTATACCGTTTCGCCGTCATGTAAATGCTGGATTTCTGAAAGTCCCAATCCAGCCGGTTGTTTCGGATCTGGAACACTTCAGAGTTTGTGCCGGTATCACCTACTTTAATGACGTTCCAATCATTATATTTTGCCAAATCAACTCCCATCACGTAAGAATGCCTGGGCACCGGCTCTTTGATTGCAGCCTGCATAACCCGTTCAAGATTCCGAAACACAATGCCGCCTTCGATGAACTCTGCCATAATCTCCTGCCGATACATCAGTTCCGGTAAATGTTTCGCCATCCGGTCAACTTCTTTTTTGGTAATTGTCGGATTATCGTAAGAAGAGAAATGAAACGATTTGAAGTCCGGATCTGTATGTTCCATCAAAAACGCTTCGTAAAACCAGTTTTTGCCCCTGGGCGTGCTCACCAACCACACTTTTGATTTTGGATTCCGCATGAGCGCCGGTAAAAGAAGATGCCAGACTTCTTCATCACAGAGTGCCGCTTCATCTACAAACAGGAAATCAAGTTGGGATCCCGGGAGAGATTTCGGACTTTCTGCTGATTTACACCATAGTTTCGTGCCATTAGTCAGTGTAAAGTTCATCCATTTCGCACTGACACTTTCAACGTACTGGTACGGCACTTTTTTCAGGATTGCATCAAACAGGATCTTCGACCGGCTCGCATCAACAGAAACGACATACCCGGTGCCGTTTGTGACTTGGATCGCTTCTTGTGCCCCGACAAAAGAGCAGAACGTCGTTTTGCCGAATTGACGCCCGCAACACACTACCTTGAACCGGTGCGGATCATAATAGATCTGCATCTGGTTTTTATGCAGTCCGATCTCCAGCTCGTGCAGATCCGTCAAGTCCAATTTCTCCCGCCCAAAATTGATTCGTCTTCAATATACTTCTCGCAGTTCTCACCGTTCTTTATCTTCTCTTCCGGCGTGCACTTCCATGCATCCCGGCAATTCCCGCACCGTAACCCGCCGATCATTCATTTCTCCATGAGCGTGTACCGGGCAGGTTCCGGCAATCTCTCTTTGATTTCTGCGAGGGTTGCGGCAATGTTCGCATTTATCGCGGTTGTCTTCTCTAATTCTCGCATTAGTCTGTTGAAATCCTGTTCGTTCATCTGAATATCTCCACTTTATGGTTTTTAATCAAAGAGTATGCGTGATAATCGTTTATCAGGTTGACTATCTCCCGTTTGATTTCTGGATCCGAACTGAGTTCTATCACGTCGCTTACCTCCAGAGTGATTACTATTTTCATGTCGCATGCCCGCACGGTGTTGTCATTCTTCCTCAGCGAAAAATCTCTTTAATAACGGATGCTCTTCTACCGGTACTTCCTCCTGAGCTGCAGGATGGATAGGATGAATCTCTTCAATATCTATTACTCTCATGCTCGGTAATATCTCTTTCTGTATCTTCTCAGAGAATACCAGCGACTCCGGGTCCGGTGCCGCCGCTTCCATCACTTTCTGCTCGAGTACCTCAAATTCCGCTTTCTCCTGGTCAGACAACTTCCGGTCTTCCCGAATCAATCGCACCGGCTGACCCTCAGACCCGATCTCTACCATCTTAATCGCTACCGGCTTGTTGTCGTGCCGAATTGTCTTCTTCTCACCATACATCGTCTTATGCAGTGCCATCAGCATTCCCATCATCTTCTCACGGTGTACAAGTAACCGTTCCCGCTCTTTCCCGCCCATCGCCGGTTCCCCTTTCCCCGGCTTGAACGCCTCTTCCAACAGTTCCGTCTCTTTCAGATAGTTCACAAACCCGCGCTTGATCTCTTCGATCAGTCCATCTTCCCCCCGCAAAAACAGATTAATATACGCCATCCTCAAGTCATGCGTACCGGCATTCACCAGACACACCCGGTCTCTCAGCTCTTCCGGCTTCACCGCTAACGGCATCACCGGGCAGACTTCAAACATCGGACATTTCACACTACAGATCCGCATACCCCGTATTGTTATGGTAAGAGGCTCCACTGCCATTATTCCTGCTCCTGTAATCTGTGCCGATAATCGTCCGGATAATATTTTTTATCCTCTTCTCCTCCAAAGAACGCACACATGATCGGATGATGATATCCACCGTATCCGAACTGGGTGCAACAATCCGGACGTTCCGGATCATCGTGAATTGCACATTTATTATCCGCATTCAGGTGCCGGCACTGAGCCGGGAAATAAGCAACTTCTCCAATAATCTGGATCCCTTGGTAATGAGAAAGTAAAAAATTCCCGTCTTTTTCATCTTCTGGATCTCTCTTTACACGGAAAAAATGATACCGGCAGCACGCCCCACACTGGTTACATTCGGGTATGAACACCCCCCGTTCAAAGTGCCCGGTATTATACTGATCAGTCAATCGGCATCAGCACCATTGGTATTTTTAATTGAAGTTACGATTTTATATGTTCCACCAGTCCCCAAGTCTATAGGAATCTCCCGTTTTGTTTGGGGGGCATCGCGCCTTAATCGCTCGTTCACCAGCTCAAACTTGATCTGCACTACCTCAGATATCAGGTTCCCTAATAACAGGTTCGTCTTCTTTGCCTCTTCTAATTCATCGCTGTTCATCACTCTACCTCCATCCGCTTCAGTATCCGCTCGATCTCCTGCAATTCTGATAGCACTCCCCGCGCTAAATCCTTGATCTCCTGCTTCTCGTTCCCATCTATTATCACACCTTCAATCCTCACTACCCCCCGAATCCCCGCTTTCAGTTCCTCCAGCGTTATCACATACGGCTTAGTCCCAGAGTTCTTTATCAGCCCTTCCATAGCCCAAATGCCGTCGCTGATACTCCCATCCGAATACTTACGTATGATAGGGACCAGTGCATCCTCTATCCGCGTTGTAGTTGACTCCGGACCCCTAGCCCTTCCCATACCTACCCTTTTACCCGTTCTCCTATATGTGATTTGCGTAACAACTCCCAAACCCCCTTTTCCCTATTCCGGATATCATCCCTTTGATGATCCAATCTCCACAATTTACTTACCAGAATACAAAACGGTGCCCGCACCAGGCAGCAATCGATAATACCCGGAAACCCGGATTTCTGTATGAGGGATCCGGCAATACCCTGGCGCTTTTTTCCGGTTGTGAGTCTGGACCGTGACCCATCCGGGCTCATATCAGGCAGCGATTGGCAAAAGGGGCACAGATAGAGCAATTGCGCAGAATACCTCTTTCACGACAGAGTACACAGAATGATGATTGGGGTACAACATGGCATCGTACTTGTATAGCAGCCGGCGGTATATAGAACTGGGTTGTTATCTCATACAATGTATGGTCCGTAATGGGCACCAGGCGGGCATCTATAAAATTACTATGCTATGTGCTATCATGTAGCATGCTAATGGTTAGCACGGTCAGACGTAAAAGAGTAATTACGCAGAAACATTAATAAAGTCATACTGTAAAATATAAGAGTATATGAGATCGTACCTTTGTAACCCCATGAAAGTAGGGATAGATTTAAACACACCTAGAGTGTGCAATGAATGTAATCAGGCGTTGCCAGTGTCATTATTCAGTCATACAGGAAGTGGGTATTATCTGCGAGTGTGTAACCCTTGCCGGGCTGAGAAGATGAGGGAAAAATATAATGAGGGGCGCGGCGTGCGGTCCGATTACTATTGGAATATCCGTTTAAGAGCGCTTAAGCAAAATGCAGTAGCCAGGGGATTATCTTGTGATATTACTATAGCAGACATCAAGACCGTGTTTGCTAATCAGAGAGGATGTTGCTACTATACCGGAATGCCTTTGGTTGTTGATAGCGTTGATCGTATAGACCATGAGCGCGGATATCAGAGAGATAATATACTCATCTGCGAGCGCCATATTAACGTATTTAGAGCGAAGAGATCACGCGCTGATTTTATCGCTTTATGCAGTCAAATAGCACAACAAAAACATTAATCCTCTCTTTTTTGCGCTGTTTTCACCTCATAATGAATAACCCGGATGATCTCAAGAGAATTGATCGAAGAGTGGTTAAAGTATGACCTCACCTAAAACGTGTATTTCGTACCATGAAAGTAAAACATTCCCCGGCACAGGAGGATGTCTTGAAACGCACAAACCCCCGGATGGAAACGGTAACATTTTCTGTTGGCACTGTAAAGATCTTATAGGAATAGGGAGATGCCCTCGGGATCGGAAGTCTCCCTATAACCAATCATAACCGAATACAATCCCATCGATGACCAGCGATTCACTAATTGCACTTTATAACCCTAAAGTCAATATAACTCATCTCGGTGAATCCTGCGAGAAGAGATCCCGAAACTCTTGGAAATATCGGGAATGACCTTGAAAGTACCTGTACAAATGTGTCCATAGTTTCTTCA